TTAGGTAGGGTCTTGATTCGGAAATACGCCTTCCAATCCGCAACCCATGCCTTATAGCGGGCCAACACTTCCCGGTCGATGATATAACCGAACAGGCTGGGGAAGTCCGACGTGGTGATAGCCTCTCTCAGCATATACTCCCACTTGTATGTCGGCCACCCCGCCCGGTTGGTTACAAGATCCAATGCGCGGGCAATTGCGGCTTCGCTAACAGGCTTGGTGCCGCGAAGGGACGTGTAACCGTCCCAACCCTCCATGAGAGTTAGAAATTCGCTAGGCATTTTAGCCTCCTATTTGTCTTTATCGGCCTGAGCTTTTTCGATGGCTTCCTGCGCTTCCCAGTTGCGCTTTACTTGGTCTAGCTCGGCAAGACCGGCCTCCATTCGGAGAATGTTCTTGTCAAGATCGTCAAGCTGACGCCCTAGGACATAGCGCCGATAAAGAGCCGCCTCAAACTCGGCCTTGCGCTGGGCAAATTGCTCAGCTAGTTTTTCTCCAAACATCCTGACCTCCTTCTGTTGTTTGGCTTACGCTGAGTGAACCGGAATGTATCCCACAACTCCGTCGATGTCTATTGCGATCTTCCTGAGTTGGGTCCCACCGACAGCGGCTGCGACGATAGGCAGTGTGCCCGCTGTGGTGAAGCGCACGAAATGATCAGCGCTTGGACTACCCTCGACCAAGAAGTGAGCATCTGGCACGGCTCCCGCCGCGTGATTCCTCATCCGCATGAAACAGTGACGACCAGCAGGGGAATTGGTTCCTCCATCCAGTCCAACATCGATGGCTGTGATGTTGCCGCAGTTAGCCCCCGGGTCCGCCAGGTAGATACTAAGGCCCGCTTGCTGCCCAACGGTCGGGTCGCCGGTCGTCTCGATGTACGCCGTGTAGCAATAGGCATACGGCGTATCAGCACCATCCGCCAGGAACATGTCCGCCGCGTAGTTGTGTCTCTCTGCGTCTCCGGTCATAGCCCCAGTTGCGCTAAGAGTAGCCTGCAAGCACTGTTGGTAGCCCGTAGCCAGCGTACTCGCGTCGTCCACGTCAATGAGCAACGCGTTCTCTGCGGCTCCGCCCGCCAGATAATCCCTGTAAATATCGTACCAGGGGTCCCAGTGGACTTTGACTGCTATCCCGTGGGTCCCGGATTCAATCGTGTCCAGAGCATAGCCAAACACGATGTTAGTCGTATCCGAGCTAATCTTGGACAGGACGCAGGTCGTCCGGTTGATAAAGATGATGTCGCCGATTCTCACGGCTGACGCCCCTTCATCGTCCTGGGCGACCACATCCAACACCCAGATCCCCTCGGTGTCGATGGCAACCAGGTCATTGCCCGATCCGCTGGTGAACGCAACGCCCACGCCGTAGCCGTCAGCCACATTCCCAAAAGTCACAGGGTCTTTGGCGACGACAACGCCTCCGCCCGCAGGGGAATTGATCAGGCTGCACGGAAGGGTGACGTGACGCCCTTCGTAAGTGGAGCTGATTTCTCTCGGCTCCAAATCATAGTAGTCGTGATAAGGGTTCGGCATTTCTTACCTCCCTCTCGCCGCTGTCTTGGCCATCGCCTCGGCCTGTTCTGGCGAGATCCCTTGTGCTTCAAACTTGGCTTTGAACGCCTCTTCCAATTTCTCGGTAGCGCCCTCGTCCCCTCCGGTATCTCCGGAGACTCCCATACCCTTGATGAGTCCAGATCCCACGACCTTGGCCAGGTATTCCGAATCTTCCTTCACGGCCTCATCGATTGTCTTGCCAAACTCGTCCTCGTCGATCTTGCCATCCTTCACCGGGGGATTCAGCGACAATCTCTTAACGAGGCGATCCTTTGTCATCTCAGGCAGTTCGACATCCGCAAGCCTCTCGCTTACGAAGTCCACCGCTTCACGAAGCAGGGCGGCTTCCCTCAGTTTATTGACCAGAGCTTCGAGGTCGGCCTTAGCCTTCTCGGTCTCGGCCAGTTCGCCTTCCAACTTCTTGTGAGCTTCTTGTAGTTCTTTAAGCTCTTCCATGTCTTGACCTCCTGTACTTGTCTGCTCTCTGGCAGCTTCAAACAACGATAAAATCTGGCCACCCGCCCCCGGCATGGTCACAAAGTCAACCGAATGGGCGGCCACGATCTCTTGAATAACAGGGCCTTTTCTGCCCTCAATCTCTCCTGTCTTGGCTTTCCCTTTTCCCCTAATAGATACCCCGATGTGAGGAGCAAGCTCCCTCACGGAGTCCCGGAAGCGCGAGAATATCTTTGCATCGGCATACAGCCCTGGGCCGGCAGCGCCGTCCTCATACCGAGCGTCGCTGACCAGTTCACCCGCCAGGTTTCGCAGGCTGCCCTCTGGCCTCTCCGATTCCTCTGTGGGCGTGGGGTGATCCCAAAACATCTGTGTGCCCCGGCCAAACACCTTCGCCCCATCGCGGCGCAGCAAATCCTTGGAGTAATAGCCGCTACTTCCCCAGCCCGGACTAATGATCTTGACGGGGATAACGCCATCGCCCCTCGCTTCCTTCTCCAGCAAGGGCACGAAGTCGCCCTCGAGGGTTTCCTCCATCGGTTGCCTTTCCGCTTCCCTGCGAAGTTCCCTCTCCGATTCCAGCGCGGACTTCAGACCATGAATATGCAAGGCGATCAAGCCTTGAGTTTCGTCGTCTTGCTCGTCAAACCACTCCTCGAATCCCTGTTCCCAGGCTTCGCCGAGTCTGCCGGCTACGGAATTGGCCTGCTTGATGGCCCTGGCTTCGCAGTTGCCTTGCCCTTTGGCCTTGCAACGTTTCAAAGCGTCGTTGGCTACTTTGACCCAGACCTCTTTCGCCTTATCGCTCAGGCCCTTCTTATGTCCTTCTACGTCACCTTTTGTCCAAGGCATATCTCATACCTCCTATGCCAGATCCTCAACCCACGACAGCAAATTGAGGCTGGCTCCTACTAATGGATCGCCGCTATAGAATGTCACCCTGACCTGCGCGTTCTCGGGGAAGCGACGGCTTACCGGCCAAGGGAAACAGGCGACGCCCATCGTATTTACGTTCGTTCCCTGCGCGGCTGGCGGTGCCCCTACATAGCTGCTATAGACCACTACGTTGCCCGCACCGACGTTGTACCAGACCTCCAATCGGAAAGCGGTCGTCGGCATGAGGTCAAAGGCCACTTCTACTGAGCTTATGACCCAAGCATATCCCGCCCCCGGAGCCGCGTGGTCAATCCAGCCATCGTTGCCAGGATCGATATAGAGGTCGTCGGCAGAATTGACGAGAGCCATACGCCCCGTATGCAGGTTTCTCGTTTCGGTTATAGTGTTTCCTTCGATCTTTGCGAGGGTCATTGTTCCCTCCTTTTGGCGGTGTCCTTCTTCAACTTCTCATGCCTCTCAACATATTTGCGCGACTTCTCATCGGTTAACCGCATACCATGGGTCGCAAAGTACCGTTGCTCGATCTTATCCTCGGGCTTAAACCCGAACTCCTCCTCGAAATCCTTGAATGAAAGGCTAAGGATTCGCTTGTCTGTCTGTCCTTGTGTTTTGTTCATGCTTTCACCCCTTTTCTCTGATACAACGTGTCACACCTGCATACCGGATGGCCCAGCGTTCGCATGTGGCCGCTCGGAAACGGCTGTTCTAATGGAATCCACCCCGCCTGTTCATTGGGCAGGCATATCTTCTCGCACGGCTCGTATGCGGTGAGCCACCGCTTTTCCATCGGTAGCCCTTGAAACTGCAAATACTGTGCGACTTGCAACCCTCCTTCGCAATAAGCATTCCCCACTTCCGTCACCGCTATAGCGTGCGCCCTGCTTTGGATATGCTTCTGCGGCCAGCCGATGGCGAAATCCTCGTATCTGCTCGTTATCGCCTTCGCTGTCTTCCCGTAGCTCCAGCCTTCCTCCAGCGCCTTTTGAATCTGCGTTCGAATGTAGCCCCTGGTGGTTTCGTCTATCTTCGTCACCAGCTTGGCTCCGTAATCCCGGAGGTATGCCACCGCCTCGGGGCTGGCCGCCAGGCTGAAGGTCGGCTCGATGCCCATGTGCGCCCAGACTGAGTAACTTCCCAGAACCATGCTGTCAAGCACCGCCGCGTCTATCGGTGCAACAAATAACAGGAATGTTTCTTCTTGCGCCTGCATCAGCAGGGCGAATATCATCGCCCAATCGTACCAGGGCGGAATCGCCGCCTCTTTGATCTCCACCTCGGGGAAGAAGCCTTGCAGCGATTCCAACTTATCAAGGAACACTTTGCCCTCTTTGCGGAACGCCTTTTCCAGCGCCTTCTCCAGCTTGGCCTCGATAGGCGCAAGCTCTTTAATCTTATCAATCTGCTTGAATGCGCCTTCAATCAAGGACAAGGCTTCGGCGGCGAAAGCGGCTAATTGTAAAGGTTCACTCAGCATACTTCTCAATCGCCCCCTGGAATCTCTCCTCAATACCCTTCATCACGTCGGCGATTGACTGCTTTTCCCATTCGCTAGGCTGCTCTTCCTCCCAGCCCTCGGGATATAGCTCCTCCAATATCTCATCTATGTCCTCTTCGCCAAGCGCAGAGAGAATCATCCTGCTGACTTCGGGTTGTGGTATCGTCCCAGCCAGAGGTAGACCTTTAAGCGTGGCCCCTTCAACTATCGAACTTACCACTTTGTCGGCATCGGCCTCAATCATCGGCGGGAAGTCGATATCAACGTAGGGATCTGTGCCTTCGTTCCATTCTATCCACTCCTCGATCTTGCCGTCTTCCTCTTCGGCGACAACGCGACCCAAGCCTGTCAGCGGGCCGCTGGGTGCCTTCACCGCTTGCAGCACCACATATTGCAGTATTTCCATGTGGACATCGGCCCAGAGCGTCCGCCTGTCTGTCATGCGCAGCTCAGTGGGCCGGTCGAGGCTCTTGGCCGTGGCCAGCGTACCGACAGACACATCGCCGAAGAAGGTCTCAGGCAATCCGACCGTGGCGGCAACCATCAAGAGGAGCCGGCGTCCATCCTCGGCCGCCACGGTCGCGCCGGCAGTTCTTACAGGTTGAAGACCACGGCCTTCGGCCAGTGTAGCGAACGCCCCTGTCACGGGTGCCGGAGTTGTTTCAGTGCCCGTCCCACCGCCAGAAAAGGCGGTAGTCGCCATCTTCCCTTTGACGGCTGCTATTTCGTCTTTGCTCTTCGCCCCGGTGTAGAGCCAGGCGAAGCGGCGATAGGATCTGACGATGCTGGCCCAATCTTCAAGGAATTCCTTATAAGCCCTGGCCCAGTCGATGGCGGCATAGACTTCAGACACGCCGAACTTCCAATCGCTGAAGCCGCCAGTCTTGACATGATAAAGCGGCGCATCCCACATCACGGGTTTGCCGCCGATGTTGGCTGATTTACTACGTCCTGGGTTATATCGCCAATCAGGATACCATGCGGTGCGCGGGCCGGTGACGATGCTTCCTGTCGTGGCATTGAAGAGCGATTCAGTCCAGCTTCGCTTGTAATACCACGGCTCTTTGCTGTCATCCGGGTTGAATATGATGTCGTCTATCTGGCCGAAGGGGATGCTTCGCACCCTGACCCTGCCCGTGCTCTTATTCGTGAAGAAGACGAAGAACAAGTTGCCGTCGGTCTGTAGCTCGCCTTCCTTCATCATCCGAGCTTGGTGGCTAGTAAGCTCCACAGCATTCTTGGGATCATCGAGAAATGCCTGCACAACCTCGTTGATATCCTCGTCGCTTGCCTTGATACTGACGCCCTGGCCCCAGACGTAATACTTTTGGATATTGACGCCCCGCTGGATGAGAGGATTGCTGAGATAGAACAATCGGCCCAGGCGGGTGATCGACCGCAAGCCTTCTCTGCTGAATTGGTCGAGCGATTCGTCGCCCAGCCGCAGCCAGCCAACGTCCTCCAGGGCAAGCTCAAGCTCCGCTATGCGCTCCTTTAGGGTATCGTAATCCTGCCGGATGGTGAGATCTCTGCTTTCAAGCTCGTCGCGCAGAATGCGTTTGGCCAGGTCTTCAGCTATGCCCATCTATATCTCCTAGCGGGCCTCACAAGGCCGTATCCGCTCTTCCCAGCCCGGCCCGCTGGCGTCCATCATGCGGATGGTGGCGTTGATCAGGATACTGGGATCGTACCCATGCTTGCCGATGAACTTGGCCCGCGCCTCATCGTCTTTGAATGCCGGAAGTTTGTAGCCCTTGGCTTTGAGCGCCCGCTTGACTTCGTTTGTTAAATCAGTCATTAGTTCCCCCTTCTATCTTTTATCGCGAATAGCTTGGGCAATTGCATAGAGTCCAAATATACCCGCAACCGCCAGCAAGTGTCCGCCGGTTATTTCGTCAGTTACCAGTGCTGCCCCAATCACCATAATGGCTGATAGGAGTAGTGATAGGTGCATTGTTTTCCTCCCTCCTATATTCTCGGCCCGATGTAGACAGGCTCTTCATAGACGACCATCACCTCTTGCTCCTCTTCTTCCAGCATCAACTCGTGATATGCCCATACTTCAGCGTCGAGGTTATTGGGAGACTTCTGTTCCCCAGGCACATAAGAGCATTCTTGATCTTCCAGATCGGCAAAGAAACCGACATGGTGTGCTCTTCCTTGCTCGAATAGAGCAGCCACTGGCTCCGCCCTGGTGTACTTCCCTCTGGTGGCCCGGACACATTTATAGTTGACATTTCTCCCGCCTTGTATGCTGCGGATGACATGCTCGATCATGTCGCCGCCATTGTTGATCTCGCCGACTATCACATCCGCTTTCCACTTGTGATAGGCTGCGACCACCGCCGTTCCCCATGTCCCAGGCGATCCGGGGAGCGTCAGATCATCTAACGTCCAGCCGTGCCATTCGCCGTTCCAGAAAGCTATCCCCACCACGACTATGCCGGTCTCGCCGACAGTAGCCGCCGGGTCAACGCCGACGGCTATCCTGGCTAGTTCAGGGTGTTCGGTAACTCGTGTCTCTTCGAGCAAATCCCTAGTCCATAACGCCCCAGGCACATCATCGAGGATATCGCCGTGGATCTCCTGCCTGCCTAACCGGGTTCCGTCGTATTGCCGCAGGATTCGTTTGATAAAGTGCTTAGACAGGTTCTCGCGGTTCTCGTAGCTTGAACCAACCACGTCCACTGTATCCGGGTCGGCCAACAGCTTCTTAATGATCGGTATCGGCCTGGGTGTGGTTGTGACGCAGACCTGCGGATGCGGCCCCACGCGCAGGCCAAGCTCCATCATGTCCCACGTCTGCTGCGGATACTTGAACTTGGCCAGCTCGTCCATCCAGACCGTATCATGCTCCGGCCCCCTCAGTTGGTCGGGTTCGTCGCCAGAGAAGGCCACCGCCACCGCGCCATTGGGCCAGGTCAAACGCCGCTTGCTTGGCTCATAGTTGGGTATGAACCAAGGCGCAGAAACCTTTAGTATGCTGCTTTCCCCCACCTCGATCATGGTGTCTCGGACATCGGCTTTGGTCTGTCCCACAAGGCCAATCTGCTTATAGCCTTGCCGCGCCCTCTGAACCACCCACTCCGACCCCGTTCTAGTCTTCCCAAAGCCCCGTCCGCTCCGTAGGAGCCAGCAGAACCAATCGCCCGGAGGCGGTAACTGTTTTGGCCTGGCCCAAAAAGACCAGTCATGGTAAAGTGCTAGAGCCTCTTCATCAGTCAGGCTCTTCAGAAACGCCTTCTTCTGGCGGGGCGTCAATTGCCTTACGTAGCTTGCTTTCAAGACCGCTTCTGACTTCATCCACTTGGCTTACTTCAATCGGCCCGCCCAAAGCGCCTGTCAGTTCAAGACGCTGCGCCGGCGTAGGCAACAAATAATCAGCGAGAAAGCGTCGGGCAGTGGCATCACCGCGTTCCGCCTGTTGCGCGGCTTTGTCGATAATGTTCTTCCATTGTGCAAAGCTGACAGCGGAGATGGCGATTTCGTAATATCGTTCTTCCCTACTACGAGGCGCTCGGCCACCTTTTTTGTACGGCTTGTGGCCCTTGACAAATCTGCCTTTCGCATCTCTTTCTGCCACTTTTTCACCAATTTATTCTGGGGTTGCTTCAACTTTGATGATGATCTTGTTTTGCTGGCACTTCGCCAATAGCGCCATGATTCCTGTGGCCCATTCGCCCATATCCAAAGTCAAGCGGATTCCCCCATCAACGAGGGTTTGGACTTTGTAGACTTCAGCGCGAAAGATGATCGTGGTTTGTTCGGTCAATCTTCAGGCCCGTTCAATAGCAATTCGGCGTCAGCCATAGCGACTTCGTGCATCTCAAACTTCATTTGTCCACGCCGCCTGCGACGCTCCATCCAGGCGGCTTCCTTGATCCATTCAGGCCACTCCGCCGAACTCCAAGGATTGAGCGAATATCCCCGAATGCAGGTGGCGCAGAAATGAAAGCGCGTCGCGGGCACGCGCCGTTGGCATATTCCACAAAGCGGCCTCATCATATACTCAGTCTGAAATACATAGACCGTTCAAACACTCGTTTGTCAACGTTGACTTTAGCCCCCCATCATTGTACGTAGCTTCCGCAAAGCGCGATCCAGTCTGATCCGAATCGCCTGGCGGCTCACTCGCTCGATCTCTCCGATCCTGTCCAGCGTCAGGCCACCAACGTAGTACAACAGGATCGCCACCTTCTCCTTGTCGGTCAGCCTATGAAGGCGGTCGCAAAATTCCTCCCATCCGATTGCTCTTTCAAAATCGTCCATTTTATCCTCCATATAGAAAAGCGCCCCGGCTTGGATAGTCTC